CAGATAATGATGGACAAGGTGATTTTTATTTAGGTGGAGGATTAAACGTATCCGCATCTTTAAAATTAACTGATGTAAATGATGTTGAAGCAGTATTTGGAACATCTCCATTCGGTGCTAAACCAGCGTATGTAAATGGATATTTCAAAAATAGTGGTATAAACTTTGATTCACACGCATCTTGTTCTATAAATGTATTGGGTGACCAGGATTTTACTTTTGATGCGCAAGAGGCATTAACACCTACAATCAAATCTCAAACTATTTCTGGTGACAGATATGATTTATTCCGTTTTGAAACAATTGGTGCTGGAAATGCAGCAAATACAAAAGTTAAAATTGGTATCACTAATATTAAAGCAGCAGGTTCGGTAAGCGGTACTGATTATGGTACATTTACTGTAGTTGTGAGAGAGTTTGCTGATACAAATAAAAAGAAAGTAGTATTAGAAACTTATTCTAATGTAAATTTAGACCCAAATTCTCCTAATTATATCAGTAGAGTAATTGGTGATAGAAAATTAGAAATCAATTCAGAAGGTAAAATTACTGAAAGTGGTGATTGGGTAAATAACTCAAAATATGTTAGAGTTGCAAACTTAAACACATCGGCACCTGTACAAGCGGTTCCATTTGGACACGCAGCATATACTTTACCAGTATCCGCATCAGCAGCAATTGGTTCAAAAATACCTGCAGTATCATTCTTAACCTCATCAGTAGCACAATATGGTGGTATAGATTTGGATAACAATACTGATAACACAATCTACTTAAAGCCAATTCCGACAGGAGCAGGTGTAGGTTCTAACTCTGTATTTGGATTGGATGCATCAAACGGTGGTGCATTATCAGTAGGTTCTTCTTTAGCACAATTTGTTGTAGCATTCCAAGAAGGATTTGATGGTATGAATCCTGCAACTCCAATATTGACTGGAGCAGATATTTCAGCAGGAAACTCACAAGGATTCAATTTATCAACGGTAACTGCTAGTGGTTCAGTAGCATACGCTAAACATATCGCGGCATTATCAAATGTAGATGAATTCGACATCAATATGGTTGTAACTCCAGGTGTTATCAAACGATTACACTCTTCAGTAGCAACTTCAGTATTGGATATGGTTGAGCAACGAAATGATTGTTTTTACATTTTGGATACAACCGCTTATGGTGATTCAATTGGACAAGCAAATACAGAAGCACAATCAATTGATTCAAATATGGTAGCAACTTACTACCCTTGGGTTAAAACAATCGATGTTAACACTAACAAACTAATCGCAGTACCACCATCAGTATTATTACCTGGGGTATTTGCGGCTAACGATAGAGTTGCAGCAGAATGGTTCGCACCAGCAGGTTTGAATAGAGGTGGTTTAATTGGAGCAGTAAGTGTTCAAAATCGTTTAACTCAATCCGAAAAAGATTCATTATACGAAAACAAAGTGAACCCAATCGTTCAGTTCCCTGGACAAGGTATCGTAGTATTCGGACAAAAAACATTGCAAGATAGACCATCTGCATTGGATAGAATTAACGTAAGAAGATTGTTGTTGACTGTTAGAAAGTATATTGCATCTTCATCTAGATATTTAGTGTTTGAACAAAATACTTCTGAAACTAGAAACCGATTCTTAAACATCGTTAATCCTTATTTGGATAGTATCCAACAAAGACAAGGACTTTACGCATTCAGAGTTGTAATGGATGATACTAACAACACACCTGATGTGATTGATAGAAATATATTAGCAGGAGCTATCTTCTTACAACCAACTAAAACTGCTGAATTCATTCAAATTGATTTCAACATCTTACCAACTGGAGCAAGTTTTAACGGATAATTTTAAAAAACAATATTTATAAGTAATAAACATTAAATATATACACAAATGCCAGAAATATTAGAGTTTGACAAGATGTTCTACAGAAATTTTGAACCCAAATTGGGGAATAGATTTATTATGGAAATCAATGGTATTGAATCATACATCATCAAAACGGCAAGTAGACCAACATTTACTTCGGAAATAGTTGAATTAGACCATATCAACGTAAAGCGTAAGATAAAGGGAAAATCAACTTGGGATGATATCACTATCTCTCTTTATGACCCAATTGTTCCATCTGGAGCACAGCAAGTAATGGAGTGGGTTAGAAGTTCACACGAATCTCTAACAGGTAGAGATGGATATGCAGCTTTTTATAAGAAAGATATTAATTTCTTCTTATTAGGTCCAGTTGGTGATAAAGTTGAACAATGGACTCTTAAAGGAGCATTCATCACTTCAGCAAACTTTGGTGAATTAGATTGGGCTTCAAACGACCCACTATCGATAGAATTAACTTTAACTTATGATTACGCAATTCTTGAATATTAATCTCTAATTGTAAACTTTAAAATAATTTAATATGGGGTGTAGAAATACATCCCATTTTTTTGTTTTATATATACTTATAATTAAACAAAATGTTATTATTATGGAAGAAATTACCGAACAAGCAGTTAGCAGAGGATTAAATGCTAATCCTGTTTATCAACAACAAAAATCGTATCCATTCCCAACGGAAATTATTAGTTTACCATCAAAAGGATTAGTATATCCTGAAAATAGTCCATTAGCAAAAGGTGAGATTACGGTTAAACTGATGACAGCCAAAGAAGAAGATATTCTTACTTCTACAAACCTCATTCGTAAGGGTGTGGTAATTGATAAATTATTAGAATCTATAATCGTAGAACCTGGAGTAAGTCTTTCTGATTTGATAATTGGAGATAAGAATGCAATTCTAATAGCAACTAGAGTATTGGCGTACGGACCAGAATATAATGTTACGGTAACCGACCCAGCAGAAAACGAACCAGTTCAAACTAAAGTTGACATGAGTAAATTATCAATTAAAGAAGTTAATGAAAATTTACTTAACAGACAGAATGAGTATGAATTCACATTACCACAATCAAAAACATTAATTAAATTTAAATTATTGACGCATGGTGATGAAGTGGCAATCAATAAAGATATTGAAGCATTTGAAAAAACTTTAAAAGAAGGAAAAGAAGTTACCACACGTTTAAGAAGACTTATTTTAGAAGTGGATGGTAATAGAGATTTGGGTTTTATTAGTAATTATGTTGTAAATCAGTTGAGAGCAGCCGATTCTAGAGCATTAAGAAAATATATACAACAAATTACTCCAGATATAGATTTGAGTTTTGATTATGAATCACCGTTTACAGGAGAGAGGGAGGCTCTTCGTGTTCCAATAGGACTCGACTTTTTTTACCCTACCGAGTAATTATTCTGTAACTTTACATAAACAGATATTTTCATTAATTTATAACTCAAATGGCGGGTTTACTTGGCATGATGTATATTTCATGCCCACTAAATTAAGAGAATTTTATTGGAACGAATTACTTAATAGTAAGAACGCGGAAGCTAAATTGTATGAAAATGCGACTAAAAAAGCAGCATCTGCTCCTAGTAGAGCACGAAGAAAATAGTATTATGTATATTTATATGTAATTATTATAATTAATTATGGCAAAGAGTCGAAAACAAGAAGCAATAGATTCAGTTCAAGAAAGAAGTATAGGTACTTTTCAAGCAACCGTTGACAATTTTTCAAAAGTAGCAGAAAAATTAGCAGATTCTTTTGCCGGATTCGCAAAAACACAAGAGCTAGACCGAAAATCAAAGAAAAAAGTAGAAGGAGAAAAGAAAAAAGAGAGTGGCGAACAAAAAAAAGTACGCCAAGCTATGGATTCTGCCAATGACCTATTTGGTAGAAAAACCATGTCCGTAGCCGGAAAATTAATGGGTAAAGCAAATTTTGATGGATTCAAAAAAGGATTAGCTGGTATAAAGGGTGGTGGTGGAACAGGTGGTATGTTGGGTAAAGCCGCAGCAGGATTAGGTTCGGCTGGAGGTATGATATTAAGAGCAGCTGGACCAGCAGGAGCTGTAATTAGTGGTTTGAAAATGGCCTATGATTTTTGGAATAGTGGTGGATTGGCTAAATTGGTAGCTGGAGTAAAAATGGCTACAAATAAAGGCAGTATGATGGGTCCTGGTGGGGTAGCAGAAATGCAGAAAAATTTAGAAGGAACTGAAGAGTTTAGAAAAATTGATGCAAAATACACATATCAAAAACCATTAGAATTAAAACAAAATCTTACTAAAGACTATTTTGAGTGGGAGAAAGGCACTGAAATGGATATGCTTCAATATCAACAGTCTATAGTAAAAGATGAAATTGAATATGAATTAGGGTTAAGAAAAGATAAACTTCAATTTCAATTAGACCAAGAAAAAGAAGCATTAGATGCCGAATTAGAAAAAAGGAAAGCAATATCAGCCTCTGGTATATCATTTATACAAAAGTATGCAACCATTTCGGAAAGAGCATTAAAAGCAATCGGTTCTGGTACAAAACAAATACTAGAAGGAGTAGGTAAATTCACTGCTACATTTGGATTGGGAATTAAACAAAGTTTTCAACTATCTGAAAACGCGCAAGGTTTGGCGTATCATTTAAGTGGAAGTGATGAGGATGTCATGAATATGACAAAATTATTCAGTTTGATGGGTAAAACTTCAGCTGAAACGGCTCAAAATTTAATAGCCGGATTTGAATCATTTGCTAAAATAAATGATATAGCACCTCAAGTAATCTTCAATCAAATTAAAGAAGCGGGTGAAGATATATATAAATTCAGTAATGGTACTGCTGATAGTTTTGCAAAACAGGCAGTTTTATTAAGTAAAATGAGTGTATCAATGTCATCAATGATGAAGGCATCGGATACTATGGTATTAAACTATAAAGATAGTATTAAAGCGGAAATGAGTTTATCCGCAATGTTGGGTA